ACTTCCGATATATCTGAGGCCGCTCTTTCTCGCAGGGGCTTTGAAGTTGTCGGTGGGGACAACCGTATCAAGGTAATGGAACGTACCCCCCGCGCCGCCGAGGGTGCGGGCTTTGTAGGCCCCCCCAAGCCCCCTAAGCAAATTGTAAATCAGTTGGCAGGGGAAGACGTTGAGGAGATCCCTTTGGAGGTTTTGGCTTTCGAGCGCTCAGAAAGCACAAGGCCAAACCCGAAAGCGCACCCAAGACCGAAGACAGAAGAGGGGCGAGCTGAGGCCCTTGAGAACGGGCTAGATAAAAACAACGTCAACCTAACGGGCTGGGGCGTTACAGAGGGGGCGGCTAACGTGGTTCGAGGGGTTGAAGACCTGAACCGCATAGGGCTCGAAGGAACTAAGCCCATTCCTAACGATGCAACGATACTTAGAGCCAACGAGCAAGCCGCTGCGCTCAACGGGGAGGGCCTAGAAGAGTATCTAGCCAAAGAGGCTGCCTATAGCCGCGAGCAAGCCGCGCTGACTGTTGAGTCTCTCCCCCGCGCCCTTGCCCAGAAGCAGATATTGGCGCGATTGGCAGAAGATCTTTCTGAGCTATTCAGGGCTTACCGAGCTGGCGACTCACAGGCTCTTGAAAAGATTGAACGCCTCTTGGCCCTTCAGGAAGATCTGCTTGTGGCGAGATCTAACTTGGCAACAGCCCGAGGTCAGGCGCTACAGTCAGAAGGCATTGCCGTCCTTGCCTCTCCTCAGGAGCTAATAACGGGCGCTTTGGCAGCCGCAAGCAAAGATGGACCGGAGAAACTATTGCGCCTCATGGATGAACTGGACTCAATGGCCGCTAGAGGGGCGACCGTTGAGGAGAAAGCAAGGTTCTTGGCCTATCAAAAGATGACCCTGGGCCGTCAGGTAAGCCGGACGATCTTCGAGTTGTATATCAATTCGATTCTCAGTGCCGCAAAGACAATCACTGTGCAGCCAGCCACGGCGGGGATGCTGAGTCTTTACAAGCCGATAGAGAACATGGTGGGTGGAGCGCTTACAGGCAATTTTCGGGCTGCAAGGAGAGAAATGCACAAGGTGTTTGCCCTTGGCGATTCTGTAAGAGAGGCATCGCTTGCAGCTTGGCACACAGCAAAAACTAACACATCGCGCTTTGCGCCAAAGGTCAGCTTCCGGGATGACAAGATATCCGGTGGCAACTTCATTCGCGCAGGCGTGTTTGGAACGCGGCCCGGAAGTCTTTCTGGCACCATAGCAGACTTCCTGGGCAACGCAATTGGCTCGCCCACGCGCCTAATTCGCACCGTTGATGAGTTTTCAAAGGTAATGGAGGGCCGCTCTGGTCTGAAGGCCGACCTCATCATGCAGGGATTGGACGAAGGCTTGGATGTACCCGCAGCCAAAGCTCTTGCTGAGAAGCGCCTAGATAAAATCTTCGTCGATGGGCAGCTTCAAACCGAAAAGGTGGCAAAGAAGCGAGCAATAGCGCGAGCGAAGGAACTTGGGATTACCGATCCCACAGCCCAAAGAACATACGTCAAAGAGAACTGGGAAGATTTCTTCGACGCATCTGCGAGCCAGGTTACTCAGCGCAACTTCGATTCGGCGCTTGAAGTAACAATGCAGACGCCACCCGGAAAGATTGGCAGGGCTATTCAGCTCGCAATTGACACCATCCCGCTTGGTCGATATGTGATGCCGTTTTACAAGACATCGGCCAACCTAGCTAAAGCTGTAGGCCAAAGGCTGGATGTCCCCTCTATGGCAAGGCACATGGTTGCCAATAAGTTTGGCGTAGGGCTAGAAGGGTTGGAGAACTCTCGAATGCGCTACATCCAAGACATGATGAGCGGCGACCCCGACCGCAAGGCCGAAGCTGTTGGACGGGTAGTTACAGGGCTGGGGATCTTGAGTTTTGGTGGAACGCTCGCCGCCTCTGGAATGATTACCGGCAGAGGCCCAAAGGGGCGAGATGAAAGAGAAGCCATGATGGATGCTGGCTGGTTGCCCTATTCCATCAGAACTGAAAATGGTTACGTCCAATATCTACGAATGGACCCGTTTGCCTCATTCTTTGGCCTGATGGCTGATGGCTTTGATTCGATGCGAATGAATGGCGATGATGACGAAGACATTGCACGCAATCTGACAGATGCGATGCTTGTTTCAATTGCCAACAACTTCACCTCGAGGTCATTCTTGCAGGGGCTTGGAGACATCATTTCAGCGATGGAAGACCCTGAGAAGAACATGAGTTGGGTTGTCGAAAGGTATGCTGGAGCCGTAGTTCCGAATGGGCTTTCACAAGTAGTGGCGCTGACCGGCGATGAGTCCCTAAAGGAGACCCACGGCATTTTTGAGAGGCTTGAGTCTCGAACTCCAGGATTCTCTGAAGGGGCTACGCCTCGAAGGAATATGCTCGGAGAGGTAATTGATCGCTCCAAGTCATACGGGGAAGACTCTCTTGGAGCGTTCTATGGGATGTTTGTCCCCATTGCATACAGAGAGGTTAGCTCGGATGTCATAAGGCGCGAGCTGTTTGATCTTCAGCACGGCTTTCAGCCACCGAGGGCCAAACTAGCTGGCATTGATCTTCGAGACATACAGAACAGCAAGGGGCAATCAGCGCATGATAGATGGGCTGAACTGCACGGGAAGGTAAAAATCAACGGGCGAACTCTGCGCCAAGACCTTTCGGGATTGGTGCGGAGCGCAGCCTATCGCCGCCTGTCATTGTCAGGCGACTCATCCGGCCCCTCTCCGAGAGTGCGATTGATTCAGACGGTATTGAGAAGGTATCGAGACAAGGCTTTCGATCAGACCCTCCGAGAGTTCCCCGGATTTGCCGAGGAGCTTTCGGGTAGAGAGCAACTTAGAACAGAGCGCTTGCAGGGTCTTCGAGCGCTCAGAGCGCGATAGATCCCGATGGCATATAACGCAAGAGACGAGTTCACCGCCACGGCGGGGCAAACAGTCTTCGAGCCTTTGACGTTTCCATTTCTAGATTCCTCCCATGTGAAAGTGTCTCAGAATGGCACTGTGATAACGACTTTCACGGTAACGGACTCCGACACGGTAACCCTTGACAGTGGCGCAACGCTTGCAGATGCAATCGCCATCTATCGAGAAACACCGCATACCGCCCTTGTCGCTTTTAGCGGAGGCGTTCCCGTTACTCAGGAAAACATGGAGACCCAGAGGAAGCAGTTCACCTATATTGCTGAAGAGCTAGAAGATCGCGTAGATCAACTATAGGACCATTGTTCAATGGAAGATTTCTGGCACCAAGCGTTCAAGCAGTTTCCTTCGCTAACCCTCATGGTTATAACGATGGCATGGCTGGTAAAGACCTTCTTGAAGCACATCGCAAAGATTACTGAAGATCACTCAGCAGCAATGAAAAGCATCATGGAAGCCTCAACCACAGCTCTCAACAAGAACACCGAAACCCTGGGCTCTGTACGGGAAGCCCTTAGAAGGCAGCATCACTAATCATGGCAACAACCGGACGAACGAGATTGCTCTTTTCTGGCACCGCAGCAGCAGCGGGAAGCACCGTTGCTGTTCAGCGGGTTGGAAACATTTATGGAACAGTGCAATGTGACTTCACTACGAGTTCTGCACTCGGCTTCAAGATGGAAATTCAGGGCAGAATTGGCGAGGCGCTAAACTGGGCGATCCTTGGAACCATCGACGAAACAGACATCGACGATAACAATGCAGCCCTTCTTTCTGTTCGCCTCTTGCCCGAAATGCGAGCGGAGGTCACATCCGTAACGGGCAGCGTTGGCACCATTACGGCCCACCTTCTCGAATGATCGAGCAAGAAGACCTTCCTCTTAGGATCAAAGAGTTGGAGTCCTTGTTGGCCGAGAAAGAAGAGCAACTTAGTTATTATCAAGGCCGAGGGCAGCGAATCTTGGACCTTACGGCAAGGCGATGCCTCGAGGCGCTTGAAGACGATGAGAACCCGCCAACGGCGGCGATGATAAACACCATCCGGCAATTCCTGAAAGACCAGAACGTAATCGACTTACGCAATGGCTCAACACCTACTAACCACCTCTTGAAAAAGTACCCCTTCGCTGAGTCACCGGAAGACTCTGCGGATTTCGGAGTACGAGAAACTAGTAATGGCTAATCAAAAAATTACAGACCAGCGCACACAAACATCCAGGCGGCACCGACTGAACCTTCTCGAAGAGATTTCGAGGGATGTGGTAACGTACACCCTGGGCGCTACGGCAATCCCAGTAGCCACCGGCAAC